ACTTTGCCACCTAGATTTTTAGCTTGATTAAATGTGATAAATTCTCTGCTTGAGTAGTTATTTAAGTACATTGACATACTCAATAACATCTGATTAATACCCTTGTAAATCTTGCCTGTTGTATGGCTTATTGTCATAGTATCTGTGTTACCTGCCCATGATTGAAACCATTCATGTCCCCCTTCTTCAAGTCCTTTGATTACTTGGTCTGTAATGATTTGATAAATGTCTTTTTTCATAATGATTAGTTTAGTTTTTTAGTAATAGACAGAGGAGATGCAATTGAGATTTTATGCTATATTGAATTTCTCCCTTGGGCGCATTATTGAGATTTTGCTATTGAATCTTCTCCTCTTGTTTCGTCCTATCAGGACTCATCAGTATTACTCATTTAGTTCACTTTTTAACTCTTGTATTAAGCTATATAACTCTCTACCAGTAAACTGATAATTATCTTGGCATTTGCTTTCTGAGTCTTTGTCATGTGACATCTCATCTTCTGGTAACCTCATATCTTTAGAGTTATAGTCCTCTAATAATATACACTCGCCAGTGTACTCTAAATTATCTACCCACATATCTGTCATATTATGCTCCATCAATTCTATTAGTTTTAATACCTTTTGTTTAAATACTAATCTGTTATAAATATCTTTTAAGTTATTGCTCATAATGTTTTAAATTTTATTCAGTTATTTCTTTAATTACTTTGAAGGTTTCAACATTAGTATGCCCTAGAGTTGCTAGATAATCTTGTGCAGATATGTACCATAATTCATTATATCCATCACATTTATCGTGCTTTAAAATATCATTCCCTATTGTTATATCTTTATATTTTGCAGTATGTGTACCCATTTCTCCTTCTATTAAAACTGATACAATTATTTCTTTTATCATAGCTAGTTGGTTTAGTTAATGTTTAATTATTTCGTTTGATACAAACATACAAAACAAATTCAATACGTGTCAAGTTTTTTTACATTTATTTACATTCTCTTGAGGAAATTTATAATGATTCTAAATAAGAAATAGGTGTTACAATCTACTATTGGAATTGCGTATGATGTGCGATATAATAATACATTAAATTGATAAAGTCAATAGACAATAAATAAAGTTATTAACAATTGTTAGTTGATTATAAAATGTAAATAAAATTAACAGAGAGGAATTAATTCTAATGAAGAAACAAAAACTTTTAATAGTATTGTACCACAGAAGGTAGATATGCTCTTAAACGTAAGATTTTGAGGCAATTAGAATGTTTTATGATTCTTCAAATTGTTTTGGAGATAATGTGTGTATTTGGTACGTGGGTTATGTCACTTCTTTATACTACTCACAGAACACTCATTCCAAAATAGTTGTTGGAACAATCATTCCAAAATAGTTTTGGTGTGAAGAATTTACTGCAGTAAAATCATAAGTACATATAGTTATAGTGTGTAATGTCATTCACGTTACAATAGATACTATATATATAATATCTATAATGTATGTAGTTAGTTGGGGGTGGGGGTAAATATATTGACTTGGGGATTAAAATTGCACGTAGCATATATGTATATAATACCCACCCTAAAAATTTCTGAAAAAAAAATTTTAACACAAAAAAAATATTAGCTTAACATTAGATTAACATGCTGGTGTTATATTGCAGTATGAGAATAGAAGTTTCTAAAATAATTTATGTTCTAATAATGATTGGCGTATACGTTGTTTCGCTATTCTAGCCAGCAGTGTAAGTCATGGCAGTAACATACTGGTAGATCCCAGAAGTCTTGCTATGTTCTATGGTGTGTAAACCATCTTTGTTTAAGATTTCAGATATGTCCCTAATTATAGTGCTTATATAGTGTTTATTTACAGTCAGCGTAATCAGGTCTGGGTCGACTATATTGCCTTCAGCAGCGAAATATATAAATATAGATCCTGTTGTGCCTGAAGTATAGGATGAATACATGTACTTGAATATACTTTTATTAAATACATGTTCTGTTCTGTTTGCTGTAATTATAAAATTTATTGTGCCCATTAGCAGTATTTTCTTTTAGACATTCCACCCTTCTTGAATATGTTTTTCTTAGGGGGTTTTCTGCCTGTCTTCACATACATCTTTTTCTCTTTAGACTTAAGAACTCCCAACATGTCTCTTTTGTGTTTTTTACTGTCCTCAGCACCTGATCCCTTTAGGTATTTATCTTGTAGAGTACCACCACTTACATATTTCCTTTCTGTTTCTCTAGGTGGCACTTGATTTTTAAAATCTAGTGGGGGTTTAGATTTTTTTTGACTAGCAATTTGTGCATCCCTATCTTCTTTAGCTATTTTTTTCCAAACTTCTGTCATATCACGATTACCATCTTTGTCGTATTTAATAACAATATCGTGTTTCTTCTTATCATCATCCTTGTCTTCTTTAACATATCTCCTTTTCTTTTTTACTACTCCACCTTTTTTCATCACAGCTTCTCCTGATGTTGATCCACCTCCACCTTCTGCTTGATTAGCTTCTTTAGCAGCTCTTGCTTCATCCTGTTCTAATTGAGACATTCCCTCTCCTTCTTTTCCTCCTTCTTCTCCTATGACTTTTATTTTTAATACTTTCCCAACACCCAATTTACCTTTTCCTGCTTCACCTGACTTTCCTTGTTTCTTTTTACCAAGAAGGGCTAGGGGTCCCATGGCTATTGTTTGCATTAATCCACCTAAAAAAAATTTTTTTGAATCTTTCTTTTTCTTATATCTAGAAACTCTTCCTTTAGTATTTTTTTCCATTTTTGCTCTTCTTTTTTCCCCTTTACTTAATTCTGACCAAGTTGCTGGGGTATCTTTAGTTATTCTTTTTGTTGGTCTAAAAGTGTTCTCTCCACCTTTGTAGTCTTTCTTACCACGTGGCGTTCTCCAATCCTCTTTGAACCACCTTTTTAATCTAAGTCCAGCTTTTGTTTTCCTTACAGCCATTACTTTTTCTTTTTACCTCCTTCGCCCCAGTTAGCAGCTCCTACTTTTCTACACTTAGCCATAGCACCACTTCTATAAGCAGAGGTCTTAGGGCCATATCTTGAAACAACTTTATGATAACAAGCATCTTTTGTTGTACCACCACTAACATACTTCCTCTTAGCCATCTTAGCGTCTTGCTTAGGATTATGTTTTTTCTGAATAGGGAACGTAGCCTTCAAACTAGCTCCTTCATGCTTCTTGAATGGCTTATTACCATGCTCCATTAATTTATATTTACCACTACCTTTCTTCATGAAGTGGAATCCCTTAGGTGCACTAACGCCACCTTTTTCATATTGTCTAACAGGACTTTTCTTATTGGCTTTCACCATACATCCATCATCACAGTTCCATTTTCTTAAAGACTTATTTATTCTTGAATTTGGATCATTAGCTGTTTTTGCACTAGTTCTTCTTTTTTTCATACCTTTCATTCTAGCACAAAATGATTTACGTCTTTTAGCAGACTTACTTCCCTTTTTTAATTTAGAGGGTTTAGTGGTTACAGCCATTGATAGTTTGCTTCCAGGATTAGCTCTCCTATAGGAAGCTATACCCTTCCTGTTAAGACCACCTGATTCACTTTTACCTTCTTTTCTTGTCCAAGCTTCTGTTGCCATTTATTTATTTATTTTTTAGCAAATTTCTCTACACCACTGATTCCAAAACAACCCAACACGCACCATACAAAACTGTCGTAGACAAATTCATTGATTACTAAATCTTTACCAACCCACCCAGTAAGTAGATCAGCTATCATTATCAATACCATAATTGCAAATGCGACAAATCCTATTATAGATTTTTCATTCCAATTATTATCATCTTTAAATATATTCATAATTATAATTTTTAATCTGCAAAAGGAACATCTTCATTTAAATCAGTAGATTCCTTTTTTTCTTTTTTCTTAATTTTTTTTCCACCATTATATTCAACTGCATGACCCTCCTCAACTAGAGTTTCATTAACATTGATTGGTAAATCTAAGTTATCAGGGTGAATGATTAAAACACCTAACACTCTACCATACTTACCCACCTCTTTGCTCTCTACAACCAAACTTCCCTGATCTAGTATTTCAGTTAACCTATACTTAGCAGCCAATCCCCTTTTCTTCTCTTCTAAATCTCTAGTTCTACTCTCAGGTGTGTCTATACCTGCTAACCTAACTCTTTTGTGGACTGTTATATCGAAACCTAGATCTATATGAACATCTATAGTGTCTCCATCAACAACCCTATCCAATTTAGCCTTATAAGTATACATTAATTCATTATATATTTTATCTTACCATCTTGTATGTATATACTTTCTGGTCTTCGTATTGGTTGACCTAGAATGTTATACATACCACCATCGTTCTTTGATTTTTCAATTATTTCCCCCATTGAAGAGTTACATGGCATACCTGTATCGCAATCAATATATTCTGTCTGTATAACTTCAATATAATCTATTACAGTGTCAACAACAAATATTTCTACATATTCTGTCTCTATTATTGTATCATATACAACAACCTCTACTTCTTCAATCACGTCTACATATAAAGTATCTAATGCTCCCTCCATCCATAATGTGTCAGTTACATATATATATTCAGGAACTAAAACCTCAACTTCAAATGTGTCTACAACTATTTGAGTTATATACTCTGTTTCTATTATAGTGTCTAATTGTATTATAGTTTCATATATGTAAAAAGGAACCTCCACTTCTTCTATGATAGTAACAGTATCAGTCTCATATATATACTCTGTTATATACTCTGTTACATATTCTATTACAGGCACATCTACATATACAGTGTCGCATTCTACTACTGGTGGGGCACATTCCTCTGGGGAAGTTGGTACAGCACCATCTTCATCAGAAGCATCAACACAATCTACATAATTGTCATTAATCCATGATGGTATTACGCATCCATCAGGAGAATACTGAGTCCAGTTAGATGGATCATCTCCACAATAAAAACCACCTGAGGCAGCACAATCTAAACACAATTGTTGGAAGTCATATTCCTGACTTTTTAAACACCAACTTAACAACGCAAATAAAATAATAATATACTTTCTCATAACTAAAATATTAAATAATTAAAACCAAACTTCACTTCGTATACTGGCTTCATCCAGTATCTCATATGAGTTCCCTCCACAAATAATCCCAAATGTTTAGTTAATCTAGAGCCAAGAACCATGCCTGCATCCCACTCAATGTTATCCCACTCTTCTATACCATACTCAAAAGAATAGTCATCTAAACCATAATGGAAAGGCATGCAATTAAACCACATATGTGCCCACATTCTATTTGTGTATCTATAGTAAGATAAACCAATGACAGCACTTATTTGTTTCTGCATACCAAGCTTATCCAATTCTCTTTCATTAAATGATGCTACTGCATCACCAAAGTAATGTTTATAAAACTCATCATTAGATGTAGCTATCAATTCATCGCCATCAAACCAATGCCATCTACCATTAACAAACTCAGTGGAATATCCAAACTCACCTGCTAACTGAGCAAAAGATTGTTCTCCTGGCACCCAAAAGTCTTCTATAGGGTTTATTCCATATGGATCGTGTATTCTAAAAACACCACCCAAGGTTATGTCCCAATTACCTTTAGCTAATCTAAACCTAGTATCAAAAGAATTGTATCTTAAATCTACTCTTTGGTTGTCTTTATATTGGACTTTGGTAACGCACCAATTTCCAAGGTATCTAAGCCAGAAATTCTGCTCAGTATATTTATCGCCACGATTACGTATAAATGAATAATTAAATAGATACTCCCAACCAACAGCATTACCAATAGTAACATTGTCTGCAACAGCTTTTTCAGTCCCATAATACCATGTCTTAACTTTGTACTCATAATCAAATCTTGCTATTTTTCTTAAACCTATTGTTAAATTGTAGTCATAGGGGTTAATTTCAGTTACGTTCTCATAACCTCTATTTACAGCCATATAATCCTCATCCTCTGTGAAAGGAGTACTCATTGTCATTGACGTGTATATAGTAGAGTATTTAAAAAAATCTCGAATTTGTGCTTGTGCACAAATATTGATTAAGAGAAACAGTATTATTATCTTTTTCATTGCTTTTTATTTTATCTGTAAATATACGAATTTTTAACTAAATTAATTAATCAACACCTATTACTTTTGCAATACTAGCTGTTGCAACACCTGATACTTTGGCTATACTTGCTGATGCCACATTATTAACTTCATGGCCAAATCCTGATGGTGCTGCTGTGTATGTTACTTCAACCCATGCCTTAACTACTGTAGCTTGACTAACAGCAGGTGGGTCCTCTGGTGTTGTATCTATTTCTAATATTAACCCATCTAGATCGCTATCTGTCCATGCTGATGAACCATCTGATGTTGTCCTTGCTGTACCATAATGATCTTGAGCTACGTAACCATTGAAGTTTAGTGTTACGTTTTCAGAATAATATACGCCTGAAGAATGCGATAATCTAACTCGTATATCAGTATCACCACCTCTTGTAAGAAACGTATATCCACTAACAGCGAACCTTATACTATTTATAGTTCCACCATCAGAATAATCATCTAATGTTAAAACACAGGCATCATTTTGATCTGGTGTTCTTATGTAAGTGGTTGTGCTACTATCTGATAATGCACCATGAGCTGTACTACCAGATAAAGTAGGCCAGTTATTACTTGATGTTCCATTTGGGTTTAAGTTAACTGTTGGCATATGGATAAAAACCTTTAGTTAAAAACTGTCTATATTTTGTACCATTTAATGAATACTCAATTGACTCTCCAAAATTATTACCAGTGGCTATACATGCGTTAAATGCGTATAGTTGATTTGATGGTAATATATTGCTCATATTATTAAAATGATTATCATCATCATTAGATGTCACAGGTTCTCTATCGTCATATACCAAATCAAATGTTTCACTAGTGTTATAATCCCAACTAAATATGTTAAGTATTTCTATATTTGTATTGTAGCTGTTTTTCCAACTTAACGCAGCTTGATAAACCTCCTTATTAGGTTCTAATATAACGTGTCTTGTAACTCCCTTTCTTTGAAACTCTGTCGCTGTCCAACCCTTGCCAAACCCAAACTCTAATACAGAACTTGGGTTTACTTTATTACAAAGAAGTTCAACTCCTTTAACCAAAAACTCTTCTTCGTTTTTATATAATATATTTTTCCCATCTATCTGGTAATCAGTGCTTGTTTCTGTAAAAGCTCCATCTATCCATTCTTGTAATCCCATACCATCCTTTTAATTTAAGCTGTTACCACTACCCATGTATTATCTGGGCAAAACCATATTTCATCATCATTACCCATCTTATAACCTATTACTCTTACCACTTCATTATTATCTGCAGGGGCAGTCATATCTGCATCTCCTGCTGATGTGTCTGATAAATATACTGGGTCTCCAAAATTATTATCTGAAGTGTTGTGGTCTAAGGTTACCATACCTCTTAACAACATTCCATCTGTAGCAGGATCTGTTCCTAAACATATTGCAAGTAAACTAGTTGATGTACTTTCAGCATTTGCTTGAGCTCTAAACCAGGTTGCGTTATTACTTCCATCTTTTCCTAAATAACATATATCCCCCTGGCTAACACTTCCATCTGCAGCCCCAAAGTAAACAACATCTCCATCATGGTCGTGGTCAGTGCTACTTGTTACTGACATTTTACGCCTTTTTATAGACGTGTAATTATGATGGTCATTACCTGAAGTTAAGGTAATGTTTCCATCTGCAATAATATCTATATTTCCAGTGCTGTCATCTGATGCTGTAGATATACCTAATGCACCACCATCATAAACATATATTGCTGCAAATTCAGAATCATCAGCATCGTTTATCATTTTAATATCATAATTATTATCTGATCCACCAACTCTAGTGAGAACACCAACTGCTGTGGTTGTTCCACTAGTATTAGCAAAGTCACAATGCACGTCTAATCCTATTATTTCTGATGTACCAACATTTGTTGCATTATCATCCATTCTAATTTCAGTACCAATAGAAGTTAGTGATTGACCAGCAGCTACTGGGCTAGTATTTGGTCTAATATACTGAACCTTCATTATACCATTACCACCCCTATTAGTAGTTGATGTCGCAGTATCTGTTATATTTAGTTCAATGTGTCCAGAAGCTCTCTCGTATGTTGAGTCTGTAATTTTTATAGCATTACCAGTTGATACAGCACTAGCATCAATAGCTATCATTTGACCATTGGTTGCTGATCCATCTATAGATATTGTGCCATGATTAACTATTGTTCCATTACCACCATCAGCAAGTATATCTCCAGAAGAACCATCAACACCAACTGGATGTAGATCAGTGACAGATAAAACTCCACTACTAGCAGATAAACCTGTAGAAGCTGCAGTTCCTGCGAATAAGGTTGCTACATCATTAATGCTTCCTTTGGAGTGTGTTCCTGAAGCACCACCATCTAAGAATATGATATTATCTCCAGCAGCGATAGTAGCAGCAGCAGCCTCAGTTAAATCTACATTAAATGTTGTTGTTGATAAATCCAAAAGTGTTCCAGCAGAATAAGTTGTATCAGATAGAGACACTACTCCACTTGCATCTGGTAAAAGAATTGCTCTATCTGCTGTTGGGTTTACAGCAGTAACTACTGTCTCAAATTCATCAGCATTACTACCTTCAAACAAAATTCCTGCATTTGCTGTTACAGATATTCCATTAGCAGAAAGAGTTGATGAAGATGCTGTGTGAAGGTCATTAACATGAAGTGTATTGAAAAATCCTTTATCCCAATATTTTGAAGATGAACCTATCTGCCCATCATTATTAGTTCTGGGTGTAATTGTTTTCGTACCCATGAAAAATAAATTATGCTATTTCAAAAGTAAAATAAAACTTTAATCCATTAACTGAGTACGTTTTAGTTGCAGTTGCAACTCCCATAACATAGATAGAACCAGGAACAGCATTTCCAGCATCAATTTGAGCTTGTGTTGGAAAAGAAAACATTGGTATGTTTATAGTTGTACTACCCCCAGGTCTATTTATAATATAAAACCTACTATTAGCATAATCTCCAGATTCATGATGAGAAACATCTGGAAACACCTGTTGTCCTAATGGTTTTAAAGTTCTAACTTCTGCATCAGTCATATTGACTATAGTAGAGGCAGCTCCCAATGCTCCAGTGACTGAAGCATCTGCGTCTTTTGTTTGAGCAAAATATAACTCAATATCAGCATTATTATCATCAAAATCAATTGCAGTAATACTTCTTAAAATAGACGTTCCTCCATTTCCTCTAGGTGTTGCATTTGGTATTTCTGCCCATAAAAATAAATTATCTCCATCATCTACTTCTGATGAATGACAAACTGGGTTGACTTCTATGGTTATGAATTTACTTTTAGCCATTTTATTATAATTTTACGATTATCATTTATTTATTGTCAAATATAAGAAATAATTATCTATATTTGTAATTATATTTTAATTAAATGAAGGAAAAAAACTATTTAAAGTATTATAGAGATACTCTATTTTACTTTAGAGACAACTATAATCTGAAGATTTCAGATGTAGAATTTTTGTTCTTTGTGTATGATTTAAAGTATTTCACAGGCACTGACATATCTAAAGGATATAAGTGCTCAATGACTTTTTTGACTAGAAATATGCCAGATTTGCTAAAAAAAGGTTATCTTGCGATCTACCAAGAGAGAGCCAGGCACAGAGCTAGGAAATATATGATTTCTCACAAGGGTAAAATAATGATAACTAGGTTCTATAATATACTAGAACAAAAGGAAGCGAAAATATAAAAAAATGCCAAGAGTAGGAAAAAAGAAATTCCCATATACCAAGAAGGGTATAGCACAAGCAAAAGCTTATGCTAAGAAAAACGATTTACCAATAATTTATGAGGACGCTAAAGCAGGTATGTCTGTTCCTAGCTACGCTGAAGGTGGTGGAGTAAGATATTACGAATCTCAAAGAGCAGGAGCTAGTGTTACTCCATATATGCCAGGAGGTGGTGGAGAAGGAGCTGGTGGAATGGCAGCAGGTGCTGCACTGGGATCAGCTCTAGCATCAAGAAGAGGATCTTCTGAGGAAGCAGAATATGCTGCACCAGAAGGTAAAACATGTCCAGAAGGTCAAGTTTTAGATGCAGATGGAAACTGTGTAGTAAAATGGAGAGAAGAATGGGAAGAGGGAGATAATGAGGGAAACAAAATAGAAGACTTTAATCCACAGGTTGACCCAGAAACTGGTATAGGTTCAGACCATGTGCCTGAAGGTGATGATGGTAAAGATAGAAGAGGTGTTAGTGAAGAGCATGATAGACAAAGAGGTACCACAAGGTCTTATGATGAACAGGGAAATATGACTCGTACAAATAAGCAAGGAAATGTTGTTGGTGGAACTAAAGAGCAAAGAATAGCAAGAAATAGGACATACGCTAAAGATGGACAACCAATAACAAAAGATGAATTTGATAAATATAAAGAACAAAGTGTTTCTGCTCAAGCGAATAGAAAATCTGAAAGAGATCAAACTCCAATTAGTTTAAAGGAAAGAAAAGTTTCTAGCGTAGGTGGTGGAGATAAAGGTGGAAGTGCTCTTGCTTTAGGAAAGCCAAAAGGCGAAGGAAAGGGCCTTGGTGCATTAGCTAAAAACATAGGTGAAAAGAAAGGTGATGGTGGTGGTCTTGGAGAAAAACTCAAAGGAGATGGTGGTGGTCTTGCTGACAAATTAAAAGGAGATGGAGATGGACCTTTAGCTAAAATCAAAGAAAAGGCTGAAGAAGCTACAGCTAAAAAAGGTGCTATAGTTAGACCTAAAAGAAAAAGTTACAAACATGGTGGAAAAGTTAAGGCTAATAAGAAAGGTGTTGCCATTATAATAGCTATAGGTAGGCCAAAAGTTAACAGAAAAAAAAGATAAAAATGAAAGTTTTAAAAAAATACTCCAATGGTGGAGGTGTAGAAAAAGAAGAAAAAAATGGTAAAGAAAAACCAGATTCTAATAATAAAAAAAATGGCAAAAGCAATGGCGATAACAAAATTAATGTTAATGAAAACGCTAAGAAGAATGTTTTAGTAAAACCCTCTGAAAGAGGTCAATATCTTTCTAGTTGGGATGAGAAAAAAATTGCAAAACAAGAAGCTAAGGAACAGAAAAAAGCAGAAAAAAGAAGAGCTATGGAGGAGAAAAAAGCTTCTTCAATGTCAGAAAGAGATAGAAAAAGATATGCTAGACAACAGGCTAGAGAAGAAAGAAGAATGGAGAGACAACAGATGAGAGCTAATAGGAAAGAGCAAAGACAGTTTAGAAAAACGATGAGAAAGAAAGCTAGACAAGAGGCTAGAGAAGAAAGAGGTTTAACTTATACTGGTGGAAGAAGAATATCTCCAAGGAGATGGTATAAAAATCTTAGAGACAAACTTGGGTTAAGAGTTAAACAAGGTTCAGGAAGATTGAGAGACTATGACCAGTTTAAAATTTATAATCCAAATCCAGCTAGTTATAGATCTGAATCAGGAGAGGTTTTAGATAGAGGAACTAGAGGTGGGAAAATAAGAAGTGGTAAAGGTAAATTTGAACAAGAAAGAGGAATGGTTACCAGATATAAGAAAGGTGGAAAAGTTCAAGATTTTAAACCTGGACAATTAGGAACATATGGACCTGCTGGAGATGCTGACCCAGATCAGTTAACATTTGGAGAGGCTTTTGCTTCTGCAAAAAGAGCAGGTGCTAAAAAGTTTAAGTGGAGAGGTAAAACATACACCACTGAAACTAAAGATGAGAAAGGAAAAGGAATACAACCAGGAAAAATAAAATCAAAAGAGGACAGTAAAATCAAAAAAAAATAAATAATAGTAAGATGAAAATTTTAAAAAAATACGAAAAAGGTGGAACCCCAAAATATAATAATGGTGGTTATATGTTAACAGCTTCAGATATAAAAGCTCTACATTCTATGCCATATCTTTTTGAAGGCATAGAGGGAGAAGGAAAAATGGCAAGAGACAAGATGCTTTCCTCAAGTGATGGTAATAAGTGGAATGTTGGTGATATAATTGGAAGAGTGGGCAAGCCTAATAAAGGGGTTGAACTTGTAACACATAATGGTAAAAAAGCCATTAGATATAGAAACAGAATATTTTATATACCAGAAGGCACTAAATTACACGAACAACTTACTCCTACATTGGGTCAAGAATACGAGCAAAGGGTTAAAGATAGCATTAAAGGCACAGTTGAAGTTGGACCAATAAAGGAAGGAAAAATTAAAGTTGATTCTGAGGGGAATCCTGTAGAAGATAAAAAAGAAGAAGTAAAAGAAGAAGTAAAAGAAGAAGTAAAAGAAGAAGTAAAAGATGCTAAAAATGAAAGAAAGCAAACTCCATTGTCTATAAAGCCAGTTAAGGTTACAACAATAGAGGATTTAGCCAAACCACCAACAAAACTTCCAGAAGAAGGAAGACCAAAAGTTGAACCAACTAAAGCTCCAGAAAAAGAAGAAAGAAGAGAATACATTCCTCAAACTCAAAGAAAAGATGAAGAATATTCTCCTCAATCAATGAGAATGAAAAAGGGTGGTAAAGTTAAACTAAAAAAGAGAAAAGCTATGATGGGTATGATCGCTAAGATGGCAGGTGGAGCTGCAGGTGGTGGTGCAGGAGCAGCTATGGGTAAAATGAAGCATGGTGGAGTCACTAAGTATAAGCATGGTGGTTCTCTTAAACCTGTTCCAGAAGGAAGTAAAGGTTTAAAAAAACTACCTAAAAAAGTTAGAAATAAAATGGGTTATATGAAAGATGGGGGAATGAATAAAAAGTCTAAAAAATATTCAGATGATGAACTAAAAAAAGCAATTGAAGCAGTGTATCAGAGCCAATTCCAGATTTCAATATCAAAGGATATAAATAATCCAATATTTAAAACAAGATACAATGAGGCTAAAAGAATAGCTCAAATGCAGTTAAATAAAGGACATAGAAAATTTGTTAAAAAATAAAAAAATGAAAGAACTATCAGAGGATTCTAAGTTTCAAGTAAGTCTTAAGACTTTAGGTGGTATATCTGTGTTAATAGCTACCCTAGTTGGTATGTGGTTTACTTTACAGGCTGATATTGAAGAAGCTAAATTATTACCAGAACCAACTAAACCTGAGGTAACTAAAATGGAGTTTAAAATGAAAGATGAATATATAAGAGCTTCAATTTTAAAAACAGAGGAGGACGTTAAAGAAATAAAAGAGGACATGAAATACCTTAGGAATAAGATCGATAATATGAAATAATATGAAATACTTAGACTTAAAATTATTAATACTTTTTATTGTTATCATACTTTTTGGCATGAAGGCTAAATCTCAAGAATTTTTAACTTCAGACAACTTTAAAAACAAAATAGCAAAAGATATAGTTGCTGTTGAATTTTGGGTTGAGTGGAATAAAACAAATGAGTTTTCTGAATTTATAGAACTTGATGATTGCGAGAAGTATAGGGTTGATATAGCTAAATATCCTGGCATACAGGAAGAGTATGGGGTTACCTCTATACCAACTGTTATTATATTTGAAAGTGGGGAGGAGAAAGATAGGTTTAAAGCAAATATAATGTTTGAATTAGAGGCAGATAAAAAAGAAGTACAAGCAAGTATAGATAATATAATGTTAGCAAAATTTAATTAATTATGAATTGGATTAACTCTTGGAAAGCTGGAAATAAAAAAGAAAAATATGGTGTGTCTGTAAGGCTTGGCACTATAACTATATTTGAGTTAAAATATTGTCTTTGCAGTTCTTGTGATAAAACAAGTTGTGCAAAGTTTAGATTAATGGTATTAAACTTTGGAGTAGAGATTTAGAATATGGCAACATTAAGTGGACAAACAATAGCTAATAGATATACTAGTTTATTAAAAACTGCTAGTGACTCTACTCTTTCAGCAACACTAACTGCTGTTGAAGATGGAGCTGGGAATGATAGTGATTTATCTATAGCTACAAATAAGGTAAAGGTTGCAACCACCCTTGGTATAGGTGTAACTCCTGCTGTTGGTAAATTACAAATAAACGCAGGATCAAGTCAAGCCATTACTGTAGACAATGGCAATGCATCGTTTTTAGTTGGTAAAGGAAGTCAATATGCTTTTTGTATAGGAGACTGTAATCCAGTTGCTACAGTGGGTGGTGGTACATCTAGCACTGCTATTCAGGCAAATGAGAACTACATATCTAGTAATCCTGCAGCAAACTCTAACTCAGGTGCTGTAATTATAATGAATGGTGCATCAGCAGGATCAGGTGCAATAGGTATAGGTCAGGATACTGTTTCTACTGGTTTTATACATTTTGGAGATGCTGATAAAAAGTTTAAATTTGAATCAAGAAATCTTGCTCAAGCGTTTGATATACATGCAAATTCTGAAACTCTATTTTCTGTTAATGGTTCAAATAAAAGAATAGGTTTAGGAGAGAATGTAACAGACCCAAGTAATACTTTGGAAATAAGAGAAACAGGAACTGCTAAAACAAATACAGACATATTAGCAATAACAAACAAAACTAACGCTGCTGACATGGATGGAACAACAGGTAGCATCTTGTTTAATCAGTATTATTACGATGCTTCTACTCCTGCAGTAGAAACAGCAGCTAGAATATCTGCAGGTACTGAATTAGATTGGACATCTGATGCTTCAACTAGAGATGCTTATTTGTCTTTTAGCACTACTGAAAATGGTTCAGATCCAGCAGAAAGAATGAGAATAACTAGTAATGGTTATGTTGGAATTAATAGCACTTCTCCATCGTCTGCATTATATGTTACTGGTGACATAACATGCACAGGTAGTGTAACTGCAGCAAATGTAATTTCTCCATCAGATAAATATAAGCTAGAAGAATACTTCTATCAAAAACCAGGTATAAATGCTGATTTAGCAAACACATCTGAGGCAACTAGGGTAATTGCTAATAGAAATTTTGAAATACAAGGTGATGGTAATACATCTGCTCTATGTACTTTTGATTCACAAAGAACTGGTATATTATTAACAACTGACACTACAGATAATGATGAGATGTTTATAATGCCACATACTGACTCCAATCAATCAGCTTGGTATAATATAGGGTGGGGTACAGATGACGAAGTTGTTTGGGAATGTGCTGTAACTCTACATGGCACTGCAGCAACTGCTAAAAATACTGTAAGGTATGTAGCAGGTTTAGGTGGTGATGCTGCTATGGATGGTCATGATTCATCTTATTTAGATGCAGAACATAATCATTCACAGTTTGTGGATGCTGCTTATTTTTATTACGATTCAGATAATTCTGCTGCAACTGACATGTTGCGATACCAAAGCACAACAACTACATGGCATTTTGTTTATAATGTTAATGGAACTGACTATGTCACTAATTTAGGAGTGTTAGTAACTGAAGGCAATACTTATAAATTTAAAATTGAAATAGCATCTGACAGAACAGTTAAGGCTTATGTAAATGGTGTTCAATATGGCTTAACCACTATATCAGGTGTTGGTGATACTGGCGTTAATGTAAATGGAGCAGTCTCTTTATCTAGTGGTTCATCTTCAGTTGTGACTGTATCTGGAACAGATGCTACAACTCAGATTGTTGTGGGTGATATTATAACAAACAGTACAGGTGTTGCTTGGGGAACAGTAACTGCTGTAACTTCTGCAACAAGCATAACTATAACTGCAGCAGCAACAAAGTCTTTTCCTGATGATTCTGATATTTATATCTATGGTAGGGTAGCAGCAACAACAACAACCTCAGGTTCAGCATTACATACTGGTAGACATTTTGTACCACAAATAGGTGTAACAACAAGAACTAGTGCAGCTAGATACCTAACAGTTCATTATCAAAAAATAAATAGAAATTTAGTATAGATTAGTATTATGGCAACATTAACAACAACAATAAAAGAGGATATATCACTTCATGGAAACAAATATGGTGGAATTAAAACACTGTCTTTTACAGGTATAAATGAAATTTTTTCTAGAGTTGTCACTGTATCAACTACAGAAACAGCTTTAATTGGTTTTGGAACAAACTGGGGAAGTGGAACTATATCTAGAACTTCTGTTAGATACTTAAGGATAACAAATTTAGATGGAGATCAGGCTGTGATGTTAAATGTAGAGGGAGATAACTCAACTGACTTTACTGTAAGGGTAGATCCTGGTGCTAGCTATATAATGTCCACTCCAGCAACAACTGGTGTTGACGATTATGCTGATATAAGTGGTCAAACCTTAGAGGGGTTGTCTAGCATAACAGCAGACTCTGTTTCAGGTAGTATAGATTTAGAACTTTTTGTTGCCAGTATATAACTCTGTTCATAACTTTTAAATTAGGGCTACTTTTTGTAGCCTTTTTTTTTGTATATTTATAGAAATTTAATTTAATACATATGACAACAGAAGACTTAATAGTTAAGGTCACTGATGAAATGAAAGACCTTCTAATCGAAAAAAACAGGGCATATGGAGACAGTGCCACTAACCCATCAAACGTATTTTCAAAAGGATCACCAATAGAATCATTATGTGCACGTATAGATGATAAATTAATGCGTATACAAAACAAGGGTATTAACGATAAAACAGAAGATACTGTTTCAGATTTAATAGGATACCTTATACTTTTAAAGGTGGCCATGCATAAAGAAAAGAATGATGAGTATGAAAACGATAAACAAGTAATAGATAATGGTGGGTATGTTAATATAAATGGAAAACCTATACAAGATCAAGAACAGTTAAAAGTTCATTACCAAATTTATGATGACATTGAACAAGAGGATTAAAAAAATATTAAAAGAATTAGATTCTTTAAAGAATGACCATGGTGTAAGATTTGCCTTTTCTTATATAGAGATGGGTAAGTCATTAAATGATTTAAATGGAGATGTTGTTCATAATATAAAAGATGATTTAGCGTCAGAAACATTAATGGTTATAATAGAAAGTAAATTGTTTGAGTCTCCACACGATGATATTGAAATAGAAAAAATGCAAGAAGAAAGAGAAGTTGCAGCAAAATTGCATATGTTTAATTTATTTAATAAGAATAAAAAATTTGAAGCGTAATGGAGGGAATTATAAGAAAAATAACAGTAGGTGATATAAAGGATGGAATAACCTATGTAGTTGGTCAACCTATAATGAGAGGCAAGGCCAAGATAACAGCTATAGTACAGGATGATATGTATTTCTACAAATACAACATGTTAAAGTTTAATATATATATAAAAATGGAAGACGAGGAAGACTCTGAAATATGGAAGTCTTTTTTTAAAATAACAGGTGTAGAATACAATTTAGACTATAAAGAAGAATATCAAGTTAATTAATATGAGAATACCAAAAAATTATTTTTTAGTTCAAGTAGAGAAACCTTATGATGATACCATTGAGTTTAATGGTAGAGAAATAATGTTAGATATTAAATTTGACCCATATAAATTTGCTAGACAATATGGTATTGTTTACGAAAAACCAGGGTGGTTACCAGAGGGGTTAGATTTTGATGTTGAAAAAGGTGACAAAATATATTTTCACCATCTTGTAACTGCAGCTAAGTCAGGCGTTACTATAGATAAAAAGTTTGAGGATGAGTCTGGTCAACAACATAAGAGTCAAAATCTTGTAGAATGGGTTGATGATGAAAATGTATATAAAGTTCACTGGCAACAAATATATGCTAGGGTTAGAGATGGGGAGTTGAAAATGCTTCATCATTGGAATTTTGTAAAACAAAAAACAGAAGATGAAGATAGTATAAAAACTAAATCTGGAATATTTATAAAGCCTGAAGTTGAAGACATAACCCTGCATGGAAATATAGTCTACATGAATGATTGGTTAAAAGACCAAGGGGTTAATATAGGTGATGAAGTTATCTTTTCAGAAAACTCAGAATACGACATGAAAATAGAAGGCAAAACACTTCTTAGAATGAGAAATGAAGACATATTAGCATTATACAATAATGAAGGAAAGTAATAAATCTTATGTTCAAAGAACTCTGCAAGACCTTATAGATTCTTCTAAGGAGGCTGTTGCTATACTTATAAATGATATAAAAACACCATTAGATCCTGACTTGTCTGATGAAAAAAGAAGAAACGCTATTAAAGCTAAAAAAGAGTGTTTTATAGATGCTCAAGAAATACTTATAGGAATATCAAAGCTAGAGACACAAATAACAGAAGGAGAGTTTAAAGAAGAAAAAGATTTTGAAAAGGGGCTAGCAGAGAAATTTGCAAAGAGATAATATATGTCTGCTCCAGTAATATTAAATCCACTAAGTAAAGGTAAGGTAATTGATATTCAAGGATTAAAGATACAGTTGCCTAAACAACCATCTAAGTCGTTGATTCTATATTCTGATAAGCCTAAGAAAGATCAAAGGTGGGTTAGAGAAGAAATGCCTAAGGGTCTCACAAGAGAAAATGCAGCAGATTACTATGAGTATATAGAACAAGAGTTCAAAAGAAGAAGGGATGGTATTTGGTTTATGAACAATGGTCAGCCAACCTACATTACAGGTAGTCATTATATGTTTATACAATGGTCAAATATAGACGTTGGCTACCCTGACTATAGAGATGCTAATAGAAAGTTTTTTTTATTTTGGCAAGCCTGTAAAATAGATCCCAATTGTATGGGCATGTGTTTCTTAAAGAACAGGCGTTCTGGCTTCTCTTATATGGCTAGTGCTGAAATGGTTAATCAAGCTACTCAAACATATGAATCTAATTTTGGTTTATTATCTAAGACAGGTTCTGATGCTAAGACTATGTTTACAGATAAAGTTGTTAGAATATATAGAAGGTACCCATTCTTCTTTCAACCAATACAGGATGGATCAAGTAATCCAAGAGTAGAGCTAGCCTTTAGAGAGCCAGCTAAAAAGATAACAAAAAAAAATAAACATATACAACAATCAGAAGCTCTTAATAGTGTTATAGATTGGAGAAACACAGCAGACAATAGTTACGATGGTATGAAACTTAAATTACTTGTTCATGATGAGGCAGGAAAGTGGACTGGTTCAACATCAATTGCTAAAAACTGGTCTGTTACACAAACATGTTTGCTTCTTGGTAGAAAAATTGTAGGTAAATGCATGATGGGTTCTACTGCCAATAAATTAGAAGATGGTGGTTTAGAGTACAAAAACTTATATTACGACTCTGATGTAACAGACAAAGATTTAAACAGAAGGACTAAGTCAGGTTTATATTCTTTATTTATACCATCTTATGAAAACCTAGAAGGTTTTATTGACGAGTATGGGTTTTCTATTGTTGACACACCCAAAAAACCAATCATGGGAATGGATGATGTTAATATAGAAATTGGAGCAAAAGATTATATAAAGAACAGAAGAGATGGTTTAAAAAATAATACTGCTGAATTATCAGAGTTTAAAAGACAGTTTCCCTTTACATCTGAAGAAGCTTTTAGAAATGATTCCATGTCTAGTGTATTTGATGTAGAGAAAATATATCAACAAATGGACTACAATGAAGTTGTTGAAAACTTAACAACTAGGGGTGATTTTATATGGAAAAATGGTATTCAAGACAGTGAAGTTATATGGATACCAAATAGCAAAGGTAAGTGGGAAGTGTGCTGGTTTCCTGATAAAAGTAGGCAAAATTCTATACAATTAAAGTACACAAAAAAAACACCAGGAAATTCTCAATTCTTAGTTGCTGGATGTGACCCATATGACCATGATACAACAACAGATGGAAGAAGGTCCAATGCATCATGTCATATATATCATAAGTTTACCATGGATGAAGATTCTCCATGTGAACAGTTTGTTTGCGAATATATAAATAGGCCACCAAAAGCAGATATATTTTATGAAGACATGATTAAACAATGTGTTTTTTATGGTTGCCCAATACTTGTTGAAAATAATAAAATAGGTATAATAAAATACTTTGAAAGAAGAGGTTATTATGAATACTTAATGGACAGACCTGAATCCACTCACACAGACTTTAGTAAAAAACAAAAAACAAAAGGTATTCCTGGTTCTGGTATAGCTGTTATCAACGCCCAAGCTGAGGCTGTAGCTACTTATATTTATGACCACGTAGGCATAAAACCAGGGACTGAAGAAATGGGTAAATGTTATTTTAATAGGCTTTTAGATGATTGGAGTAGATTTGATATAGGTAACAGAACTAAGTTTGATGCAACAATTAGTTCTAGTTTAGCATTATTGGCATCACAAAAATTCGTCTCAATTAAGGAAGAATCGCCAAAATTTGTTAAATTTGTAAAAACTTATAATAATAAGGGGGTCTTATCTCAAAAAATACGATAAATGGAATTTATAGAAAATGCGTTTGAAAAAATAAAAAAGGTTGGTGGATACCCAAGTCCATTTGTTTCTCCAGAAGAAAAAGAAAAAATAGAATATGGTTTAGCTTACTTTAAAAAAATGTATCACGACTGGAAAGATAATGCTGATATGAAAGTTGACAGCAGGAGGTCTAGATATGTTAAATCAAGAAGTTATGCTCAAGGCTCTCAAAATGTATCTAAATATAAAGATCTTTTAGACGTTCAAGGTGATACATCTTATTTAAATCTTGATTGGACTCCAGTTAATATAATACCAAAATTTTTAGATTTGATAGTTAATGATTTAGCTAATCAAGAATACGAAGTTATAGCAAGTGCTATAGACCCTATATCTGAAACACTTAGAGAAAGAGATAAAAAAATGTTATTCTCTAAGATGCTTGTACATCCAGCCATGAAAGAATTTAGCAGAGCTACTGGTTATAACTTAGATCAAAAGGGATATGTTCCAAAAACTCAGGAAGAGTTAGATATACACATGGCTCTTAATTATAAACAGTCAACAGAGATAGCTGTAGAAAATGGTGTGAAGTTTGTTATGAATGTTAATAATTATGATTCTGTAAAAAAAGCAGTTATAAGAGACCTTATAGTTTGTGGTATTGGTGCTACAAAGACATCTATTGATCCAAACACAGGTGTCAAAATTAAATACGTAGATCCTGCTAATTTAGTTACATCATATACTAACAATGAGGATTACAGTGATATACAACATGCTGGAGAAGTTTATACTATAACAATAGGTGAATTAAAAAGAATAGCTGGAGATCAATTAACTGAAGCTGATTATGAAAAAATAGCTAAAGAGTACGCAGGTAAAAATCATAATAAAGATATAAGCCCAAATTATGAGTCATATATGAATGAGTATCAAGATGAGTTTGAATATGACAAGTATAGGGTAACCATAATGGATGCAGAGTTTTTATCTGTTAATGAGCTTAAGTATGAAAAAAAGAAAAACGCATATGGTGGCTACACTGTAACAAAGAAAAAAGGTAAATACAAAAAGCCAAAGAAATCTAAGTTTGAGAGAGAGCTTATAAAAACATCTGTTAAAGTTGTTTATTCAGGTAAATGGATAGTTGGTACAGATTACTGTATAAATTATGGTTTAGCTAAAAATATGATGAGAAACAAGTCTAATTTAACAGAGACTAAATTATCATATGTTGTATATGCACCTGGAACACACAAGATGGTTAACAAGTCTATGGTTGAGAGAATGATTCCATTTGCAGACCAGATTCAGCTTGCACACCTAAAGCTCCAACAAGTGATAGCTAAAGCAAGGCCAAAAGGTGCTGCATTTGAATTAGGTGCATTAGAAAATGTATCAAAAGGTGATGGTGGAACATTTACTCCTTTAGAGTTACAGGAAATATATGACCAAACAGGTAATATATATTATAGAACAATTTCTGATACTGGAGAGCCAACAGGTGCTGTTCCAATACAGGAGTTAGAAAATGGAATAGGTGGTGACATGCAAAAGCTTATATCTATATATGCACATAATCTTCAAATGATTAGAGATGTCACTGGTGTAAATGAAGCTAGAGAGGGAGCTAAACCTCCAAGTGAAGCTTTGGTTGGTGTTCAGAAACTACAGTTAATGGCTTCTAATAATGCTACTAGAAATATAAACGATGGATATTTAAGTATAACCAAGAGGGTTGCAGAATGTATATGTATGAGACTTCAGGATGTTATATCTAATAAAAAGAAATTAAAATCTTACACAAGTGCATTAGGAAAATCAACAATGTCTATGTTTGGCATTAATAAAGATATATCTCTACATGAATTTGGTATAACTCTTGATGTTGCTCCAAATGAAGAAGAAAAAAGCCAGCTTGAAGCTAATTTACAAATGTCTTTGGCACAAAAAGAAATAAGACTTGAAGATGTTATAACAATTAGAAGAATCAAAAATGTAAAACTTGCTAATCAAGTTTTAATGTTTAGAAGAAAAAAGTATCAGGAAGAAGAAGAGAGAAAGTCTAAAGAAGCTCAAAAAATGAACGCTGAAATACAGAGGCAAACTACAGAGCAACAGTCTCAATTAAAAATGCAAGAAACTCAACTTATGGCTCAAATAGAACAAGCTAAAATAGAGTCTGAATCTCAAGCAGAACTTATGAGGCTTGAAGCAGAGTATAAGTTAAAGAATCAATTAGATGATATGCAACACCAAAGAAGAATGAAAGAAATTGCTCTTAATAATTCTGGTAAAAAAGAAGTTGCTGATGTTTCAGGAAAGGTTAAGTTAGAGTCTCAAGATAGAGCTGCCTATAATCAATCTAGGATAGTTGAACAAAAAAGAGATAGAGCATTGCCACTTACAGCAGTGGATCCTATTCAAGACTTACCACCACAAATACAAGAAAATGTTAACAATCCCCTACCAAATATTTTTAAATAATTAGTAGATTGTTAATAAAATATAATATATTTGCAAAAAGTAATAACAATTTAATTTAATATAATATGGCTGAAGAAAATTTAGATGTAGCTAGTGCATTTGGCGAATTAACTGGCACAGAAATAGAAGTTTCCCCTAACTCTGCACCAACTGAAAATAGTGCAGATGCAAATTTGGAAAACAATGTTGTTGATTTAACAACACCAGAACAAGAGGTGGAACAAGAACAAGAGACTCCTATGGAAATGACTCAAGAAGAGGAAAGTCCACAGGAGATTATAGAAAGCTCTTTGAAATCAGATTCTCATGAAGAACAAGGCGATCAAGAAGCTGAAAGCCAAGAATATGAAGACGATTCATATGATAAAACATTATCTACGCTAAACGAAACGTATGGCACAGATTATGATAATTTAGATGAATTGTTAGACGATTTAGAGGCAGAAAAAAATAATGTTGGTTTTGCTAATGAACAAGTAGAAGAACTTAACAGATTTGTTTCTGAGACTGGGAGAAGTCCACAGGACTTTTTTAAAACACAAACACAGAATTATGACGAAATGTCTGATTCTAATATAATAAAAGAGTATTTATCTCTTGAAAACCCAGAACTAACCCAGAAGGAAATAGATCTTTTTTTCGACAGCACGTATAAGCTTGATGAGAATAAATACAACTCTGAAGAAACTGAATTAGGAAAAGTTCATTTAAAAAGGGATGTTTCTAAAGCTAGGCAGGAGTTGAAAGAACTTCAACAAGAATACTGGTCTCCAGAAAAAAATGAAGATGGGTACTCTGAAGAAGAGTTTCAACAAATACAACAAGAACAAGATCAGGCTAGAGAAACATTTTACAATGATATGGATAAGGAGTTAGATGATATTGATTCATTAACATTTGAAATAAATGAAAGTGGCGAATCATTTAACTACCAACTAACAGAAGAAGATAAACAGGTTGTTGGAGAAGCAATATCTAATTTAGATGACTTTTTCGATCCTTACATGGATGAGGATGGTAATATAGACAAAGAATCTTTGGCTTTAGATATTATGGCTATGAAGCTGCAAGGCAAAATAATCAAAAGTGTCGCAAGTCAATACAGATCTAAAGGGTCTGAACAAGTTCTTAGAGATATTAAAAATCCATCTTTTGAACCTGCTAAGGTTACTGATAACAAAGAGGGTAATTCTATTGGAGACCAGATAGGCAAACAAATTTTTGGCGATTCTACTCTATGGGATTAAAACATGTATTAAAATAAATTATTAAAAAATAAAAATTATAAATTATGGCAAGTGTAAGTTTAGGTTCTGGGATGGTGCTTAACCCAACTAGTGTTAAGTTGGCTACTCAGGACAATTACGTAAGTGCTCTAACTACTGCTGCTTTAGCTATGCATAAGCGAGACGTAGATGAGAACTTTGTTAAAAGATATGGTAATCAAGGTATTACTGGTCTTTTAGAGTTGGTTGGTGCTAAAAAAGAAGCAACACAATCAACATTTCAACATTATGAAGAAGCGTTTATTCACAATACTGTAAAAGTTACTTTTGGTAGTGCTAACCCATCAGGGATTGGTTCTTTGAACTTAACTTTTATAGCTGAGGATAACGTGGATGTTTTAAATACTGACGCAAGTATTTCAGGAACAAATGAAGATATGCCTGTAAGAGTTGGTGATTTATTACTAACTAATCAGGGTGATATTTTATATGTTCACACTTTAACTCAACATGCATCAGCACCAACAATCGCTGTTTACAACACTCAGGGATCAACTTGGTCTGGTTCTGGTTATGATACTTCATCTGGTGAGTATGTTACTATTATTGGTAATACTTACGCAGAGAATACTGACCAGCCTGCATCAATGCTTCCAAGAATACATACTTATGAAAATAATGTTATGATTATCAAGGAATCATTTGAGGTATCAGGTACTGAAGCTACTAACGTAATTTACTTTAAAGTAGATAACGAAAAGATGGGTTCTGGTTACTTATGGTACTTAAAGGGTGAAGCTGATACTTATAAGCGATTCTTAGATTATTGCGAATTACAATTAATCTTAGGAAAGCAAGTTGTATCAGGTCAAACTAATATGACTCAAAAAGGTACTGAAGGTTTGTTAGATTTTATTGAAAGTCGAGGTCAGTCTATGGACTTGGGTTCTTCTGCAATAACTATGGCAGACTTTGATGCTATCGTTAAGTCTTTAGATAAATATCGAGGTGCTAAAGAGATGGCTCTTTACGCTGGTATTGATTTATCTTTAGATATTGATGACTTATTAGCTGCTCAAGGTGCGTATGCTGCTGGAGGTGCTAACTATGGTACGTTTAACAACAATAAAAATATGGCGTTAAACTTAGGCTTCAACTCATTCTCTAGAGGTGGATATACATTTCATAAGAAAACTTATGATTTATTTAATCACCCTAAGTTAGTAGGAGCTTCTGGATTTAATTATCCTGGCTATGGTATGTGTATTCCTATGGATACTCAGCGTGATGCTAAGAGTGGTTCAAAGATACCATCACTTAGAATCAGATATAAAGCTGCAAATGGTTATTCAAGAGAGATGGAACACTGGTTAACAGGTTCTGCTGTTCTTAAGAATAAGACTAATTCTGAAGATAACTTGAAGTCTCACTATAGAACTGAGAGAGGTTTTGAAGGATTTGCTCCTAACAGATTTATGTTAATCAAGAAATCTTAATTATTAACCTTTTAAACTTTATATAAGATGAAAAATATGTTATATTTCGCAAGTGCTGCTCCTGATGGAACAGCAGCTACTGAACAGGTAGTTTGTTTTCCTGCTGACCAAATGTCTCACATGGAGTATATATCAGCGACTTCGTTGAGAATTTACTTTGAGTCTAGTCAAGAAAATGACGCTGACTCAGGTATAGATGCAGCTCACGCTGTACTTACTGTTACTAGTGGTAAGCACAAGGAAGCTATTCAAGACATTGTTGAAGCTATTAATAGAGCAAGTGGTGGTAACTATGGCTTTATCAATATTGCAGACAGTGAAAATTCAGTATTTTGCAGTACGCACATTACAGCTTGTGCATCTATTGCAGTAGTTGATGCATCATAATTGCGAACTGTCTTGAAATGATACACAGGCAGTATAAAGAACATATCTAAGGAAAGTGGGGTAGCCATGCATGTAAAAGCCCTGTTACTCCCTTTCCAAGGGTATTTAATTTTAATTTTAATTTAATATTTAATATAATGAATAAGAAAAAAACATTCCCAAAAAAGAAAACTGAAGTTAATACAGGAGTATTAGAACCAGTTGAGGCAGAGGTAGACTTTAAAGTTCCTCCAATGCCAAAAAAATCAAACAATCCTTTTGCTAACAATCCTTTTAATAAAACATCTGAAAAACCATCTATATACCAATTAATTAAAGGTAGAAAGAAAGATAGGTCAGGAAGATGGAAATACCCTGTTGTATATATGATTAGAGCAGAAGACGTTATTTACGATCCTATAAAACAGGTTAATAGAAAAATAAGATATATACCTGGAGAAGCTTCTATCTATGAAGATGAACAAAAGAAAGACTCTAAGGTTAGAGCACCTATAACATTTAGTGAAGGCTTTATTACTGTTAGTAATCAGAACCCAACTTTGAAAAACTATTTAGATGTTTGTAATGCTAACAAAAACAATCCTAATAGAATGAAAAATAGTGCACCATCTTTTCAATTGGTAGATAAATCCTCAGATGCTAAGAAGATTATAGACAGAGAGATGAAAGAGATAGATGCTATGCAGTTAGCACTTAAAATGCCTTTTGGAAAGCTAGTTGGTTACGCTAAGGTTTTAGGAGTTAATGTTGATAAGTCAACAGAAGAAATTAGATATGACATGAAGATGTTGGCTAAGAAAGATCCTAATTCTTTTATTGCAGGATTAGATGATCCTAAGACAGCTATAAAAGAGGTTATTGTTAACGCTAGAGAGTATGGAATTATAGATATTCAAGTAAATAGAGTATCTTGGAAAAGAGGTAACGAAAGAGTATTGATAACACATATACCTGTTGGAGTTAATGGAGTTAACCACTTTGCAGACTTCTGTTTAGATGGAGATGGTGAGTTAGTCTTAGAAGAAATGAAAAAACAAATAGCTAAATTTAACAGCTAATAAAAATTCTATATCTGTTTTTTAGAGGGGGTTGCTTTTGTAACCCTCTTTTTTTTGTTATATTTGTATATTATGACAATAGATGAAGTATATAAATTTGTAAAGCTAATGGCCAATAAAGAGAACAGGGGTTGGATAAAACCATCTGAATTTAATTTATTAGCCACTAGAGCACAGTTGGATCTTATTAAAGATAGAGTTGGTAGTATTTCTCAAGATGGTGTTGTTAATGGATATAAAGATAATTCTCAATTGCAAGACGAATTGTATGGAGTAATAACTGAAGCTACTTTAACAGTTACTAGTGAAGTTTTTACATTTCCAGCAGATTACTTAAATTTTTTAAGCTTAACATATAATGGTGTTGAGGTTGATATGGTAAACTCTAGTTCAATAACTAGAAGGGTAAAAAGTCAATTAAATCCACCAACTGAAGATTTTCCAGTAGGTGTAATAACTTCAACAGGTTTTAGAATTTATATTACTGATAGTGGTCCAATTAATAATGGAAATGTTATTTTAAGATATATACAAACTCCAACAGCTCCAAATTGGGCATTTAATGTAATAAACAATATAGAGGTTTATAACCCATCTAGTGCAGTTCAGTTAACTTTAACAGAAGGCACACATAAAGAAATTGCTCACAGAATATTAGCATACATTGGTGTAACTCTTAGAGAAGCTAATATAGTAGAATATGGTACAACAACAGTAGTAGAACAAGGTAAATAATGGCAACAAAAGGACAAATAGTAGAACAGGTTCTTAAATTAGTAAATGGTGGAGATATAAGCGATGACTCTAAGGCTACAATGCAAGAAGTTGGAACCCTCTTAGAACATGAGAGAGATGCTTTAGTTAGAAAAACTGTAATGGAAAACGCTGCTATAGGAGAACATGAAATTCCAAGTGAATTTTTAAGTTATCATAAATTATTGTTATCAGGAGATGAAACTTTTGGAAGTTCTCCAAGACCATATGCAAAACTTCCTCAAATGCCAGTAAATTTACCAAACGATGGAAGCATATACAGAGTTTGTAGAATGACTAGTCCAGCGTATAAAGATCATGTTGACGCTTTTACTGTTATAGCACCAGCTTACACTCAGGATAATGGTGCTTATAGTGATAATGGTTTTGACTTTACCCTTAAAACAGGGACTCATGATATAGGAAATAAGTTTGTTTTATCGTTTGAGCATGGCCCTGATGCATCAACACTTAAGAGTTATCAGTTTACATTTAATTATGAAGAGCCATCAGACTCTTATAATAATGCTAGGCCAGTTACTGAAAGAAGTATTAAGCCAGCTTTCCTTCATTTTAGTTTAATGAAAAACGAAGCTTTTACTAAATTTTTAGAAGGAAATCGTTTATATTTTCACTACTTTCAACATAATGAAGGCGTAAATGATAGTTTTAGAGAAAATTTTAGATTTATAAGTAGTGATCTTGCTAGTAGTTTTGGTGCAACAAACGCTGATAATTTTGATATAAAATCAGTTTTAACAAATGAATCTATTATAACTACAGATACAGCAAACCCAACACTTAATTCTTCGTGGACTGCAGGTGACCAAGACACATACCCCACATCAGGATTAATCGTCCAGATATGGTATCCTAAAAATAAAAGATTATTTGATATGGAGGCAGACTCTTTGGGTGTTAAAGCCAAAGGTTCTTGTTATTTAAACTGTGCATTAACAATAGATGCAGAAGAAATGGAATCAGATGCATATAGTGGTATAGGTTCTGCAGAAGTTAGAAGAATGTTTATCAATAGGTTTGGTGCAATTTTAAAACAATATGGAGTCGAGGTTGATTTTAATGGCCCAGAGGGAGCAAGTAGTGAACTGATATTTAAAGAATCTTACCCACTTGGTGGATTCTCTAATGTTGTGGTTCCAACTATTGGTACTGTTGGCACAACTTTAGCTTCTTATTCTCAAGTAGCTGGCAGTAAAGAACTTGCTGAATTAGCTAAAGGTAATGATATGACTTGCTACTCTAGGATGCCTAATCCTGGTATATACTCAAAAATGTATGATAGTGCTATAAATTTAAGTGGTAGAAAATACTGGTATAGACAAGAGGGTAGAATATACCTATATAATGAGGCTTTAAATTTTGATTTAGGGTTTGGTGAAATAAGTAATGCAGAGTCTTACATATTAGTATGGATGCTGTCAAAGTCAAGTTCTCTAGGATTTAACGATGAATTTCCAATGCCATCAGACGCAATTAAAGATGTGATAGCATCTCTGGTTTCTACGTTTACAACCATGAGGGCAGCAAAAGAAGATTTAACTAATGATAATGTAGATATAGTATAATGTATATAAAGTTAGAAGAAATAATAAATGATATTCTTGTAGAAGAAGGTAAAACAAGTGAGAATGAATTTCTCAGATATTTTAAACTTGGATTAAATGGTTTAAAAGAATTTAACTTTGATATTAGTGGTGGAATAAGAACTGTAGAACTTATAGTTGACGCTAACACATTAACTGCTACACTTCCTGGTGATTACGTTAAATATACAAAGATAGGGGTTTATGGTAATGATGGAGATATACATCCTTTAGGTTTAAGAAATCAAAAATCACTTATATCTACTGCTGCTAATTCCACTCAAGTGAATGATGATGAATTAAACCCAACTTATTTTGAATATACTCAAGAATATGGTGTTGGTGGTGGAAATAATGCCAATGGATATTATAGAGTTGATTTAGAAAACTCTACAATACATTTTAGTTCTGACTTGTCAGCAAAAAAGATTATTTTAGAATATATATCTAATTCTCTTAGACACCCAAAAGAGGGACATGTTGTTGTTCATGAGTTTATGGTTGACGCAATGAAGTCTTACATATATTGGAAGTCTATGCAGAGAAAGAGGAATTTTCCTCCAGCAGAAAAAGAAGCTGCAAAGAAAGAGTATTATAATGAAAAGAGACTTGCGAGAGCTAGAATGTTAAGTTTTACAAAACAAGAAGCTTTACAGACTATAAGGAAATCGTTTAAACAAGCTCCAAAAATTTAGATAAATGCAGGATAAAAGAAATTTTCAAGGTGGACTTAACAGAGATGATGATTCCAGGGTTTTACCCAATGGAGATTATTATTATGCTCAAAACATAAGGGTTTTATCCTCTGAGGATAGAAACACAATGCTTCTTGAAAATGTGAGAGGAATGAAAAAAGAAACCTACTCGCAAAGGATAGCAGATTCAGTTGCAGGAGATTACAAAGTTGTTGGTTGCTATGAAGATTCTCCAACAAACTGTTTATATTATTTTGTGTGGCATAGAAATTTTTTTCATTTAATATTAGAATATAACATAAATACAGATTTAATAACAACTGTATATAGAGATAGTGGTAATGTGGATAATAACGCTTTACACTTTGATAAAAATACTATCATAACAGGAATAAATAAAATTGATGATTTATTATATTGGACTTGTGACAATCAATACACGACCATACGTAGAACTTATCATAATGAGCCAAAATATATAAACGTAGAAAGAGCTAAGACTGGTTGGGCTAGATATTACAATAATGGTAGTTTTGGTTCAAATCCATCAGACTATGACATAGATTCAGTTTATCCATTTGAATTTTATTTGTCTTATATGGATCCAGGTTATGCTAATGCAACTGGTGGAACAACTACAGGTAAACATCTTTATTTAGATGTCTGTAAACCAAGACCTATTGCTCCTATATACCTGTATCAAACACCTATTAAAAATATAACATCTACTGCAGTACAGTTGGGTTCTGGAGGTCTTGAGATGCAAGGGCCACCAGATCCAGATAATGACAATGAGACAGAAACTGTGGCAAGTGAAACAGTAAACCCAGGTGCAATATCATATGCAAATGTTGGAATGGAGTCTTTAGATGCTACAGCAGAGATGGACTTTGCTTATAAGAAAAACAATTTGTATGGTCACATGTGGCAATTTGCTTGCAGATTTATATATAAAGACAATGAGGTTAGTGCTTATTCTGATTGGAGTTATGTCCTTCCTGCTCCTCAATACGCAACAAATAAAGTTGATGAGTCAAAACAAAATGCTTACAACGAGGTAAGAGTTTATTATCCAAATGGACCTGCTAACGTAAGAAGCATTGAGATAGTTGCTAGAAAATGTTCTTACATAGAAACATCTCCAGATGAAGGAAATAAGGGAGAATATTATTTAATAGCAACTGTTGATAATTATTATTATGATAGTAGCTTTACATCAGCTACAGGAGACTACAACCCACTTCCTCAAACATATTATGGATGGAGTAATACTCCAACTAGAAATATACCATTTATAACAGATTTAGACACTAGTGGACAGGTTATAGGAGTTTCAGATTTTGTAAATGAGGAGGATACTGGTGGTCAAACATCTGTGGTGGGATCAAGTCCTGTAAATTCAGGTTTTATAAACTTTAGAAACGATGGTGTTTATGCTCAGGTAGACCCAGTTGCTTTTGATAAATCTTTTGACCAAGTACCTCTTAGGGCAAAGGCTCAAGAGATTATAGGTGAAAATAGAATTGTATATGGTAATTATATTGATGGGTTTGACCAAGTAAATGTACACTATCATTTATCTCCTGTTTATGGTGAAAACTCGAATAACCAACAATTTGTTGTAGACGCATTAGCAACTGCTGAAACTCCTAATCCATGGGGTTCTATAAGTGGATTTACAGGAGAAGGTGCTACTGATGAATTGGTTGGAGATGGGGCTGATTTTTCAAGTGGAGGTATTCATGGTACAACATCAGATCAATGGGGTAATTTTATGTCTGGGTTAGAGTACATGACCCAATACGAAGGACAAGAATATAGTTATCCAGATTATTCTACTTTAGATGGATGGGAAGGTGGTAAGGCTTTTGGGTGGGATGCTAACTTAGCCAGAATAACAGTTAGAGTTTACTTTCCTACAATTGTTGAGTCTGGTCAAGTTTTTCATTTGAAGCTTGAGTCAAGGATTAAGTATGGTGCTTTTAATGTTTTTAATGGTAATGGAGTAAAATATCCTTTTGGTGATGCTACTGGAAGTAATATCTCTGACCATTTAAAATATGATTTTTTTGGTTATATGATAGACATAAAAAAACAAGCTGGTGGTGGAGGTCTTGGCACTATGATAGACGAATTTATAGCAGATATTAAAGCAATGGCAAACTGGGAACAGTCAGATGATGGTGGTGGTATACCAGACCTTAGAGGTTCTAATAATCCAGATAGTGAGTTTTATAACCCTAATCATGCATATCTAGATAACCCTATAAATGGTGGAAAGCAATATACTCATTGGATGACTCCAGCCACTGGTACTTTTGCTGGAGCTACAGCTAGCTACAGTTTTAATGCAGTACAGGGAGCAGCCCCCATGAGGCTTAGAGGTATTGGAAAGTTTGACACTAGTTTTGGTTCTCAAAATGGTTTATGCCTTGTCTTTGGACCATATGGCCAAAACTTAAATGATATAAATACAAATAGTCTTTGCTTTATAGATGATAAAGTTGTTTATGATGACTCTCATAGACTTCCAGATGGAACAGCAGTTAGCAACCTGCATGGATGGGTATTAATAAATGGTGGAACCTATGTGAGTTCCTTAGAATGTGGTGGCTGTACTGATGGATTAGGTGCTGCCTCAGGGTGGCAATCTTTTGATGGTAGTGGTGGAGAAAATAATACACAAAGAGGGTGTTCTGATAATAATGGTGGATGGAATGACACTGGTGCTAATGCTGTAACTAATGTTGTCAACTTTGGGCCATATAACAAAGCAGGATCTAGTACTAGTAATATGGCTTTAATTAATGCAGGATACCCAGGTAACGAAGATGATGGTGACGAAGGTTCTTCATTTGGCCCTATTCAGTCAGGAACTAGCACTGCCTGGTCAGAGGTTACAGGCTTGAATATGCCTATAACTCAAACAATGATGGATATAGATAGTACATCAGCATTTAAGTCTGGTGCATGGCATAGATTTGGTTTAGTTTATTATGACTATAAGGGGAGAAGTTCTAGTGTTATGCTAAACAATGAAGACTTAAGAGATACTCTTTATGACAGAAACTCCTCTGTGTATGTAGGGTTTCCCACTGAAAGAAAATTTCAACAAGGTGCAGATTTTTCTTCTTTTACAAATAATGTATCTACAAATAACCCAAGTGGTTTAACAAATCAATCATTAACAAATAGTCAAAAACTTGGTCCAGCAGATATACATTGGAAAATATTCAGTAGACCACCTCTATACGCCACTCACTATCAATGGGTGTATGCTAGAAATACTTCTATTGGTAAATTCATGCAATTCAGAGTTTCTACAGCGTGGATAAATAAAGCATCTAAGGCAGGAGTCTCTATAGCTGAAGGTCAGGTAGATACTAAAATATATATATCTCTAGACACTATGGATGGTAGAGATTGGAGTTATAGTCAAAGAAACAGGTCTCTTGTAGGTGAGTGGAGTTTTGCAGAGGGAGACAGGTTAAGGCTTATAGCTGATGGAAATGGAACTGTGTTTGATAAACATTATGACTTAAAAGTCAGTGATGTAGCTAACTTCCCTGATAGGTTTGAGTTAGGAGGTGGTGATATGGAAGAAACTCAGGTTGTTACTGAATCTCCTGTTGGTGGTGATGGGGAGGATCCTCAATCAACTAAACCAGGAAAGTTTGTAATAATAGATGATCCTGGCATACCAGGATATGGTGTTGCTGACGCAGATAACACTGATAATGCAAATACAAATGGATATATAAGTGGATGGCATAAAGTCACTGTTGAAATTTATAGACCAAAGAAAAACACGTCTGAAGAGCAAAGTGTTTATTATGAGTTTGGAGAAAGATTTTCTGTTCAAGGTGCTTTAACTGATGGAAGATTGCACCTTGGTCAAACATTGAACCAGGAGCCTGAAGAATTTGCAACATACTTAGGAGAAGATACATCACTAACAATACCAGCAGCAGGAGTTTTTAGAAGAGGTGATATTTGGTACAAACCAAGAGAAGTTAAATATGTTGGTAGTGGTGGAGTTGTTGTATTACCTAAGGTTTGGGTAGAGAGTTATTTTTTAAATGATTTCCTTCAAACTAATCACAACAACATAGCCAGACCACATATATATAGTGGATATGCTAAAGAGCAAAGAAGAAAAGCTACAATAACTTATTCTGATGTTTATCAGCCAGACACTCAATATAATGGTCTTCATTCATTTAATTTTAGCCAAAGACCATATCAAGATTACGACATGTCTTTAGGTTCTATACAAAAACTTGTATCTAGAGATACTAATCTTGTTTTAATGCAGGAGAAAAAAATATCTCAGGTAATGATAAATAAAAGTATAATAACCTCTCCATCTGGAGATCAAGGTATATCTTTATCTAATAATGTCTTGCCTGAAGAAGCTACTCCATTCTCTGGAGATTATGGTGTGTGTACTAATCCTGAAGCTGTTGCTGTACATTCTAAGTCAATATATTTTATTGATATAAAAAAAGGTGCTGTTCTAAGGTTGGGTGGCGATGGAATAACAGTAATATCTGACTATAAGATGACTGATTATTTTAGAGACAAGATGGATTTGTACCAAGAAATAATAGAATCTAATTATGATCTAGCTTTAGATGGTGGGTTATTTATATATGGTGGTTACGACCCAAGACATGGGGAGTATATTGTAACATTTCCAGCAGTATACAGCTCTGCTGCTAGTTCTACAAATAACTTTTTTACCCCTTTTTTTGATGGTAATAGCCAAGCTTGGCAGTCAGTAACTGACATATGGAACTCTTTTATTTCTATACCACAAGTTTGGAACACTCTAACCTCAGACCAGCAAGACTTTATAGTAAATGGATTATTAGCTAAAGTTGTTACCACTCAAGCTGAAACAGTGGCTTTTAATGAGAAATCTAATAGGTGGTCTAGTTTTTACACTTTCTACCCTGAACATTATGCTTCCTTAAATAGAGTTTTTATAAGTTTTGCTAATGGAGAGTTATACAAGCATGACTCTGATTCAGATAACTACTGTATGTTTCATGGTAGATCATATCCTGATGAAGTAAAGGTTTCTTTTCCATTTAACTCTGATGTGTCTACTGTTAAAACATTTAATAACATAGCTTTAGAGGGACCAGGTAGGCCATATGTAATACCACTTATAACATCAAGTGCAAATAATGCTGCACCTACTGTTGTAGCTACCACAGACAGTGCAAATATAGAAGGTTCTAATGTTAATTTTAATGAAAATGACATAGAGATTGGAGATTCTTTATGGTATTACGACAATGATACATTAAGAACTTTAGGGGTTATTACTGCTATAACTGATGCAGACACTATTGTTACAAGTGTTGCAGAGGTTAACGCATTCATAACTGCTAGTAGCACGTCTTCAGGAGATTCTCTTAGTGAGGTTTTTGTTATAACAGGTGAAAACACAGCTTTTAAAACAGATTTTGAAACAAATATAAATTCTACATCTATACCTCACAGACTGTCTTATAATAATGATGATGCCAGTAAAGTCACTGCAGGCGTTTGGGTAGACAGAGAACAGATTTTAGGATCTCACATACCATATGGAACAACTAATAGTTCTGGTGGAGAATATATAGGTTTAGGAAATTTACAACTAATATCTTTAGGTCCACAAGTTACAATTTTACCTGTGGGGAGCAATGTAATACAGACTTGTGGAGCTGTTGTTGGAGATACTGTATATTATTCAAATAATGGAGTAGAAACATCTCTTGGTACTATAATATCTATAGATAATGCTAACCAATTCACTTTAAGTGTCACTCCAAGTACCATGACTGTATTTGGATATATAAAGAAAAATGCTACAATTGAAGGTGATAGGCTAAAGGGACACTATATGGATACAACATTAACAAAAAGAACAAAAGATAAAATTCATATTTACGCTGCAAATGCAAATGTAATTAACAGCGAACTTAGTAATAAATAACATAATAATTATTATATTTGTAAAATCATGGCCAAAAAGAAGAAAAAATTAAAAGGATTACATGCTGCTAAGTATTTTATTGGTGGTCTAATTTCTGGTATAAAAGGTGCAAAAAAGTCAAAAGAGGATATAGCTAAAGCTGAAGCTGATAGAGCAGCACAGTTAGCTAAAGAAGAAGAATTAAGACAAAATAGACAAAAGTTAACAATGTCTCCAGAGATCGCTAAAATGAAAGAAGGTCTTGGTGGTACAGAAATACAAAGAAGGCAAGAAGCTGCAGAGAGAAGTAGAGCAGGTGCAATGGCTGCTGCTACTAGAGGTGGTTCAAGGGTGGATCCTTTTGCTGCTGCTAGAGCAGGTCAAGCTCAAGAGGCTGCTTTAGCTTCTGAACAAGCTGCTGCTCAAAGAAAAGGTTTAGAGGCTGGTGTTGCTGAGAGAGGTAGACTTAGACAAACTCAAGAAGCTAGAGAGCAATCAGACTTAGCTAGACAGGCACAGATGGCTGACTATGCTAGAGAAGATGTTCAGGCAGCTCAATCAAATTTAGCTTCTTATCAACAACAACAATATGGTGCTATTGATGCAGGTATTGGTATGGCAGCAAGTGCTTTGTCAGATAAAAAAGAAAAAAAGAACATTAAGAAAGTTGGGAAAACAAAAGATGGAGTTCCTGTAAGTGAGTTTGAATACAAAGATAAAAAAGATGCTCCAAAGGGTCCTGGTAGATACAAGGGTGTTATAGCACAAGACCTTGTGGGAACAAAGCATGAGGGGGCTGTTAAAAAAATAGGCAAGAACACTTTAGGTGTTAATTATGGAAAGTTAGACGTTAAGTTTGGAAAGATTAGTGGTGGAAAACTTAAAGATAAAATGAAAAGAAAATATAAAAAAGGTGGTACACCAAAAGACATGATGGAAGCTGGTGAAGCTGAGGTTACACCAGGAAAATTCTCTCATGAAAAGAACCCAATAGACCTTGTTCAAAAAAATGGAGAAGAGGGTAAGCCAGAAAAGATAGGGGAAATGACAGGTGGTGAAGCTATAGTTCCACCAAAGAATGTTAAGCAAATGAGAAAGATGATTGAAGAAAAGGATGGTAAAGCTTTAGTTAAATTAATGGATAAACTTTTAACTAAGTGGGACAAGGAAGCAGAGGATAACGATGAATCAAAAGCAGAGTTTGGAAAGACTATGGCTAAACATGGTGCTGTCCATAAACCTAGAGTGCCATCAGGGAAACAAAAATTCAAATTTAGAAGCCTAGGGAGAAGTTCTCTATTTAAATAATAACATATGTCAATAGCTAATGTATCAGAAATAGTAGGAAGGAGAGATCTTGTAGCTGAAGCTCAGGGTTGGTCTGACATAATGCTCAAGAAAAAAGCTCTTGAGATGAAGTCTGAACAGGCTAAAGAGGCACGTAAACCAAAACCATATAACTTTGAGTTAGCTGAGTTTGGAACTAAGAATGAAAACATGTTTGCTGTACAGCAAGATTTGAATGAGCAAGCTTATAACTTTGCTATGGCTAATTCTGATTTACTTAGAATGGATCCTTACTCAGAAGATTGTGGACCTAATTGTAAACAAGCCCACAAAACATTGTATAATATGCAGGCAGCAGCACAGATATTCAATCAATATGGTAACGACTTAAAAAGTAGATATGATAATTTAGCTAATTTGATGTCTACAGATAGAGATAATTATTGGAACGCAGAGAACTCACAAACTTTAATGGACATGAAAAATGTTTGGGAGCAAGGGATGAATGGTGAAAATTATAATTTCACTTTTGGTCCTGATGGTAAATTGATGGTTGAAACTAGAAATAGAAAGCAAACAAAAAAAATTGCAACAGATGAGAGTGGAGAAGCTATCTTTAAAGAGGATGGAGTAACCCCTAAGCATGTTTACTATGACGAAAACAACGAAGAAACTGATGATGTCTCCAAAGCTAGAAAGGATGAAAATGGTAATCCAGTATTTGTTATGGAAGATATGAATACAGGTCAAGATACAGATTTTGATATTTCTTTTAAAAACTTTGGAGATTGGTTAACAGATCTTGGTTTTAATAATGCTATTAAAAATGCTAACAATAGTAATTTTCAAGACACAAATGTTGATTATGCAAAACTTCTTAAAACTAACAAACTTACAGGAGAATATCTAGAGGATATGTCTAAGCAAGCTTTAGAGGCTTACATATTTGGAGGAGGTGGAGAATGGGATGATGAATCAGGAGAAGGTACAACTATGGGTCACTCCTCTTATTTGTCAAAATTAGTAAAAGCAGACAAACAGGCTAAAGGGGATCTTAGTCCAGTAACAAAAATAGATATTATTAATAAGGCTTATGAGCTTGGTATTGGCACACTTGAGACTTCCCAGAAAAAACAAGATACTCAAGATCAAATGGAGCTTTATAATTTAAATATTCCTGGTGTGGTATATAAAAATACTGTTGAATATGACATTGAGGGAAATGTTATACAGGTTCCAAAAAGAGAGGATTCAGAACCAGTAAATTATCCTTTTCAAGGGAAGGGTTTGGCTACTGGTGGTTCTGGTCAGAATTACATATCATTTAATCACACAATTAATCCCAACAACACAACTATTATAAGTGGTGATAATAATTTTCAAACAGTTAATAGCACTACTGCTCTTGACGCTTATGAGAAGCCAAGAGAGTTTCGTACTGGAACTATTGGTATTGCTCCATTTTACGTTGATCCAGATACTGGAAGGGGTAGGGCTATATCTCAGAAAGACTTAACTAACCTAACACTTGAAGAGAAAAAAAATATACAATATAAGGTTGCTCTTTATGGTGATATTGTTTTTACTAGAAACGAATCAGGAAAGTTAGGAAATCTTGGAATAGATTTTACAGATACTGATGATGGACTTCTGGTTCCAGCTATAATAGATGCTGGTTTTCATGAAAACAGAATCAAAGATGTTAGAAGTTCAACTGATCCAGACAAGGCATCAAGTAATAGAATACTTTATGACCAAATAGCAAAACAAGCTGCAGCAAAACAAGAGGCTTGGAAGGCTGAATTAGAGGGAGAGTTAAAGGGAGATCAAAAAAATAATCAAAACCAACAAAACAATAATCAAGATCCATTAGGTATATTATAATGACTCAAGACGATAAAATAACAATAGAAGAATTAGCCAAAAGGCTAAAAGAAAAATATCCACAGTATCAAACGATGGATGACCAAGAGTTGGTTGATAAAGTTCTTTCCAAATATCCTGAGTATCAGAATGTCTTAAAAAAAAAAGACCAAAGCGAAGAAGATTTATTGGATGTGGAAAGTGGTACATCAGATGTGGACGATACTGGTTTGGACTCTTCAGAGGTTGAGCAAAACACACCAGTATACACCATAAATGGAGAAAACTCATCTAAAGAATCTGTTTTAGAATCTATAAACAACGAAGAATTTATTGAAGGTATTGCTAATGGTGATAACAATATAGATATTCAAAATGATGAAGTCACTGCACAGACTTTAATAGATAGTGTAAATTCATTCAAAAAAAGAAAGGAAGAAGAAAATAACACTCCTAATTTAAGTTTAAACGAACAGGTAGATCAAGAATTATTAAAGTCAGACCCCACTAGAGCTGTATCTAAAGAAAGTCTAGTTCCTATATTCACTCAAGAAAATAAAATCTCCACAACTGATGGATTAACTCATAATGCAGTGAACCCTGTTGTTAATCAAGCTTTATCTGAAATGAGAGATGTTTGGCCAGAGCAACCACTACTTAATGTTGAGAGTGCCTTCAGAGATGAAGAGCTAAATAAAAGTGTTGGGGGACATAACCATTCTTACCATTTACATGGAATGGCTTTAGATCTTACAGGTGATTCAGCAAAAGTTTTTTTAAACTGGGTCAATACAACTGAACAAGGAAAGGCTTGGGCTGAGAAATGGACAGAAAGTGCTGATGGTGGAATTGGAGTTATATTAGAATCAGAGGGAACTAGCAAGGAACATGTCCACGTTCAATTTAAAAAAGAACTTGGAAAGCCTATAACCAACTCACAACCTCCAGAACTTCCTGAAGGAAATATGGAGACAATAGAGAGAAAAACTCAAGAAAACCAACCTGATATAGCTGATGATGGTTGGGTGTCAGGAGATGCTCCTATGATGAGTCTATTAGGAATGACAAGGAGAGATCAGCAATCTAAACTTTCTGAAATTGATAACACTTATTCTAATTTTAATATTGAAGATGTTTCTGACTTATACAATGAGCAAGAATTAAAGCATTTAAGAGACAAATTAGAGTCTGAAGAGTTGATGGTTAGCAAAGGAAGAACTCCAGGTATGGTTAAAAAAAGGGGGTTTGGTATAACAGACCCATGGTGGAAGTCTGACGAGTACTTCAATGAATTATTAAATAGACCAAGGAAGATTATACAAGACTATCTTAATAGTGGATGGGAGCATGTAGGTAACAGAAGTTATAAACATACAGAAACAGGTATTGTTATATCCCCTGAAGATTCACAGGGTAGAAATCCTTTGATAGCAAATAACTCTGCTATACCTAAAATGATAAAATTATCTAG